AGTGGTAATACTGCAAGTGGTGCTCCTTATATGGGACGTGCGGCACAACGTGCTATGGTTGTTCAAGCATTGCGTTCAGCAATTGATACTAACACAGACATTCGTGATGAAGATAACTACTTTAACTTGATGGCTACTCCTAACTATCCAGAACTACAACCTAACATGGTTGTATTGAATGCGGATCGTGGGGAGACAGGTTACATTATCGGTGATACACCATTAGGTCTTACTGATAGTGCTACTGATATTCAAGCTTGGGCTAACAATGACGCAGGTGCAACATCAACCGGTGAGACTGGTTTAGTTACACGTAACACTTACTTGGGTCTATTCTACCCAAGTGGTATTACAAATGACTTACAAGGTAACGAAGTTGTTGTTCCAGCATCACATATGATGTTACGTACATTCTTACGTAATGACACAATTGCTTTCCCTTGGTTAGCGGCAGCCGGTACTCGTCGTGGTAATATCGACAATGCATTAAACATTGGTTACTTGGATCGTACTACTGGTGAATTTGTAGCAATCAAAACACGTTTAGGAATTCGTGATGTATTGTATATCAATCAAATCAATCCATTAGTGTTCTTCACTGGTGTTGGCTTATTGAACTATGGTAATAAGAATAGTTTCAATTCACAAAGTGCATTGGACAGAACTAACGTTGCACGATTAGTTAACTACATTCGCCGTCAACTAACATTGGCAGCTAGACCGTTCGTATTCGAACCTAATGATACGTTAACACGTAATAGTATTGCTGGTGTTATTCAAACATTGATGGTTGATCTAGTCGCTAAACGCGGTATCTATGATTATCTCGTTCAGTGCGATGATAGTAATAACACCCCGGCAAGAATAGATAGAAATGAATTATGGGTAGACGTTGCGATTGAGCCAGTAAAAGCGGCTGAATTCATCTACATCCCGGTTCGTGTTCTAAACACAGGTGAAATATCAGGTGTATAAATGATGCCCCCGAAAGGGGTATCATCTTAAAGATAAATAAAGATACAGGAGATTAAAAAATGGCAACAGCCTCACAATCATTGTTCAACATGACCGTAGCGTCAGATAACGCAGGTGGAAACCAGGGCTTATTGATGCCTAAACTACAATATCGTTTCAGAGTTACCTTTCTGAATTTTGGTGTTGGAGCTACAGTTGAACTAACAAAACAAGTAATGGATATCAATAGACCACAAATCAGTTTTGAAGAAATTACTCTACCAATTTACAACTCAACATTGTATTTGGCAGGCAGACATAGTTGGAATGAGTTAACAGTTAATTTAAGAGATGATGCCTCAGGTAGTGTTTCTAAATTAGTTGGTCAACAAGTTCAGAAACAATTAGACATGGTAGAGCAAGCATCAGCCGCAACAGGTCAAGATTACAAGTTCCAAACAAACATTGAAATCTTAGACGGTGGTAATGGTACTGCTGTTCCTCAAATACTAGAGACTTGGGAAACCTATGGTTGCTATTTAAAGACAGCTAACTATGGTGCATTAAATTATGGTTCAAATGAAATTGCAACAATTGCATTGACAATACGCTACGATAATGCTATTCAGTCTCCATTGACTTCTGGTGTTGGTACAAACATCGGTCGAATCTTAGGTGGCTCTATTGTTACTGGTATCGGTGCTGGTCAAGGTTAATTGAAATTTTAATCCATGTCTGGATTTTTTCAAAATTTACTTAAGGACGCTGCCGGAGGATTCTTCGGCAACGACTACCTGCGTGATTATACTCACGCCGCTAAGACTTTTAGACCAAATGCATATCAGTATGCACCTAAACTTAAATTCTTATTCCATGTATATTTTGAAATAAATCCTGCAGTTTATTCAGTTGGACTTGCTAATGGCACCAATTTTGGATTAGCAGTCAAAACAGTAAAACTACCTTCATATAGTTTTGACACACACGTTATGAATCAATACAATCGTAAACGTATTGTTCAAACTAAAATTAAATATGATCCTATAGACATTGCATTCCATGATGATAACGGAAACAGCGTTCGTAATATGTGGTATAACTATTATACCTATTATTATAAAGATTCAACTAAACCAGTTTCGATAACAGCAGGTCGTGTGGGTCCGCAATTACCAACTAATACACCGTTAAATCTGGCTGCTGATTAGACTTCACGCAATAGATATAATAACTCAATAGCCGGTGATGCGGACTGGGGATATATAGGTGATACATCAGCCCCATCACAAACATTAAGCAATTCTTCACAGGGTGTTAGTAAAATACCTTTCTTTAAAAACATACAAATATATGGGTTTAACCAACACAACTTTGTGTTATACACATTAATAAATCCTATACTTACGAGATTTAGCCACGATACATATGATTATAGTACAGGCAATGGTACGATGACTAATACAATGACTATTGATTATGAAACTGTTCAATATGCTGAGGGAGCAATGGATGGACGCACACCTAGCAATACTGTACCAGGATTTGGCTTAGATGCTAATTATGATAGAACCCTAAGTCCTATATCACGTTTGGGTTCAAATCAAACAATTTTAGGTCAAGGTGGTTTAGTAGATGCAGCCGGTGGATTCACCCAAGCATTAAGTGATGGTAACATTTTAGGTGCTATTCAAATTGCCGGTACATCATATAACACATTTAAAAATTCAAATCTAAAACAAGTGGCAAAATCAGATATCAACGGTATATTAACACAAGCAACACAGCAAGCATTACCTGGTACAGTTAGAACTACTACATATTATCCTGGATTTAGTGTAACACCTGCAGGTGTTGCAAGTGCAGGTAGTCCTACTCCTAATGTATTAGCGTTCCCTCAACGAATCGGCCCAGCTAATGCCGGTAATCAATCTGGTCAAGGTTAAATGTATAAATACTTTTAGGAGATTTATACATGGCTAGAATACTTGACACACGAACTCAACTTGATTCAACAGTAAGAATATTTGATGACTTTTACGCATTTGACTTGGTAGTCAATGGTAATGAGTATGATATTGTTCGTGGATATTTTGTATCAGTATGCGAAACAAAACAAATAGCCGATAATTTCACAGTAAATCTGTTTAGAATATCTCAGCAAACACAAGTTCCTGTATTAGACTTGCTTAACTACATTAGAGGTCTTAACAACAAATTAGAAATGAATACTGTTATTACATACTATCTTAACAGTTTCAAAAGTAAAACAGCATTATACGGTATAGGTACTGTACCTCAACCCAATCAGAATGTCGCTAGAAACGTAGTATTGTAATGGCTAAATATGCACAGGGTATATACACTCCTAAGAACCCAACAAAATATGTAGGTAAACATACTCCTAGATATCGCAGTGGTTGGGAACTTACATTTATGACCTTCTGTGATAGTAACAAAAGCGTATTGTATTGGGCTAGCGAATCATTCAGTGTCCCGTATCGTCATCCATTTACTGGTAAACCTACAATATACATACCTGATTTCTTTGTAGTTTATCAAAACAAGTATGGTAAACAGATAGCAGAAGTTGTAGAGATTAAACCAAAAAAACAAAGTCTTATTGAGAGTAAAGTTGCTAGTGCCAAAGACAGAATGGTTGTAGCAATCAATCACGCTAAATGGCAGGCTGCTATGGCTTTTTGTAAACAACAAGGTTACATTTTTAGAGTTATTACTGAAGATGACCTTTTTAGAAACGGTTCACGTAAGTAAATAAATACTTTTATGACAAAAAAATTAGAAGATTTATTTGAACTTCCAGAAAATAATGATAGAGGTATCACTATTTCTTTACCTGAAAATATGGAAGAAATCACAACTGATACAGCAGAAGCATTAGATAAGATTGAAGCCGCACTTCCTCAAGTCAGAGGATTAGAAGCAAGTGATACAGAGATGGATGAACTTGCTAGATTGGCAACAGATAGTTATAAAGATTTAATGGATTTGGGTATGCAGGTTGACAGTCGTTTTGCTAGTGAAATATTTAATAGTGCTAGTAGTTTCTTAGGACACGCTATTACATCAAAGACAGCTAAAATCAACAAGAAGCTTAAAATGCTTGATTTACAGCTTAAAAAAGCACAACTAGACCAGAAAACAGCAGGTAAAG